ACGCCTCAGGTCTACCACATGGTGGATGCTTACCATCAACCTTTCGACATATATTCACCCAAGGACCCTTTGGTTGTTTTGAACCTTTAGGTTTTTTCTTAGTACCAAACCACACAGCCAAATCTTCATTTATTGAATGGGGTTCGTTAATATCAAGATCATACGTACCATCCTCACCTTTTTCCCAAACACCAACGATTCTTTTCAAATTATTACGTAAAGTATTTTTAACGTTGTCATCATTGACAGGGTGATCTGAAAACTCAGTAAAAGGTCCTAACTCTTGTTTCTTCCATTTTTTTATACCTATTTCAATAGGTGCGTTATACTCACCAGCAGTTACCGATGTACTTCTTTCAAAAATTAAATCGTATCTTTTATCAACACTCTCGTCGTTTTGTTGGAAATGTGTTGTATGATACTTTTCACCGTTTCTTGAGATTTTTTCCATTTTATTGGCAACGGATTTACTAACATCTAATGATCCGTCTAAATCATCATAATTTAATTGTGGGTTATCAAAATGAGATACCTCAATATCATATGGATGTAATGTAGTTTTTTTCCATTTTTTTAATCCTAAAGATAACGGCATAGTAAATTGTCCGGCATGACCACCAGTTCCAACTCCCTCATCTAAAACTTTCTTAATAGTTTCCTTTAAACTCATACTGATAAATATCCTTAAAATAAAAAAGGTCAGATTTCTCTAACCTTTTTTATGGTATTCGATTTTCTTATATTTTCATCACTCCACAATGGTTGTAAATTAGATAAACACCAACACTTCATAAACTCATTATCCCCAATTTCATTTATCTCGAATGAAGTTATTGGTAATATATGGTCAACATGCCACTTACCATAATTATCCCACGACATATCACCTGTAAACTTACTCTCTAAATGGTCTATAAGTTGTTGGGGTGAATATTTTAAAACTTCAAAATAATGTCCATTTTTTTCTACATTATTTTCTTTAAGAACCTGATAAATAGCTGTTCTAAAATTGGAGATTAACTTATATAGGGGGTCGTTAGCTTTACGGGTTCTTTCGTAATCACGTTTATTTTTTCTATGTCTATCAATATTGTTTTCTCTCCATTTTTGATGGTATTCATTTAAATGTTCTCTATTCTCTTTTTGCCATTTAGAAAAATAACGTAAACGGTTTTCTCTATTTTTAATATAGTGTCGTTTATCTGATTCAGATTTCCCACCCTTATATTTTCTTCCTGAAGGACCAACATTTGTACCATTCTCTTTCAAGGTTCGTAGTACAACCTGTTTATTTATATTTAATTTTTTAGAAATAGCGGGAGAACCTAACATCTCATCATTATATAATTTTAAAATTTCATTAACTACCGATTTTTCTAATACTATCTTTTTCATATAACATAAATATAACCATAAACTCGATTGTGTCAATGTAAAACAAAAAAAAGGTCAGATTTCTCTGACCTTTTTTGCTAGTAGTAGTTAAAATTATCTCAATTCTCTTAAATCGAATGTACGAACGCCATCTACAGTAATTCTCCCGTAAAATCTATTATTCACCATTTTTTTCGCATAACGAGTCATGATACCCTTGATAGGTGTGAAGTTGAATGGATTGTACATCGTTGGAGTTAATTGTAGAGGTACATATGGTGCGTAAACGTAACCAGTATCCAATAGAGAAGTACCTTTGTGACCCATCAACACTTGGTTTGCAGGGAAGTAAGGATCTCTATACACTTGGTAACGACCCGCTAATGTACCAACTCTTTCAATACCCATATTGTACTGATCTTGCTCAGGAGCCGCGTTTGATACGTGGAAATACTCCAAATCGTCAAAGATAGCAGATACTTCAGAAGATACAACAATCCAGTTAGCACCACCTCTCAAAGTTGATTTGTGAATTTGAGCAGAGATTTGGTTAATTGCTGTGATAAGAGTTTGGTTCCAGTCCTTTTGAGTGTAAGGAGCAAACGAAGTTGAAGAAATTCTCTTCCAACCGTTATAATCCCATCTCAAGTTCCAAGCAGCACCTTTTCTAAGGTCACGAAGAATTTCACGGTCAATTTCAGCAGCAACTTGTTCAGATAACAAAGCTGTCAATTCAGCTTCAGCATCGATGTTGTGGAAAGCCGCAACGTCTTGTGCCAATTCAGGAGACCATTGTGCTCTTAATTTTCTTTCAGTTACAGATACTGTTACAGAATCCAACTCGAAAGAAACTTCACCAATTCTATCTTCAAATTCTTGTTCTTGGTAACGTCTGTATATCGCTTGGAATGCTGTGTTACTACTTGTATTAGAAGAGAATGAAGTACCAGAATAACCATCCAAAGAGTTAGTATTAAATGCTGATGGTGAAGTTAAATCAACCTCAAGATAAATAACACCTGATGGTGAACAAATATTGAAGAAAGATCCTCCGTTACCATCGCCAGAAGCTGACCAAGTAGTTGTAGTTGTAGTACCATAGTTAACAATACCTCTACCATATTGTTGTGTTACTACACGGAATAAATATGGGTTTGTAGTATTAGCTGATGTAGTTGCGTTTGTTGCAACACCAAGAATTCTTAAATCTGATAAGAAGGATTCAGTATCCATTTCCTGACCATCAGGACCAATCAACTTACCAGCACCTGTGCTAGAAAAACCTGACATTGCAAGGATAACCTTTTTAGTGTTTGCGTCAAACGAATACGCTGTAGGAGACAATGTACCCGCAGTCCAGTTAACTGTTACAGTTGCCGCAGAAACAACAACCCAAGGACCTTTAGAATAATCGAACAAACCTGCAGGATCTAAACCTGGTTCAGTTCCTTCATAGAACAAATCGTAAAGGTTTTTAGCGTAAGTTGGATTATAAGAACCTGTACCAGTACCGTAACCCGCCTGTTGGTTACCAGGGTAGTTACCTGGAGAACCGATAGGTCCGTAGTGTTGTCCTGAAGAACCCGGAGCAGATCCTGGTAAACCATCACCAGTACCACCAGAATAACCTTGGATTTTAGGTACGAAGTAGAACAATTTACCGATAGGTAAGTTCATCGCTTGTACAGAAACGATATCATTCGCCAACAACTTAGAGAATACACGTCTGATGATTGGAAATACAACTGTCTCAAAAGAACCTGAATCCGCTGTTGTAGTTGATTCGTTAATTAAGAAAGATGCTTGGTTTTCGTATAATTGAGCCATGTTTTCTTTTAAGTGGCCGCTCAAACCTTCAAGGAACCCAAGTTTGTTCCATTTGTTAATTGTATCTTCTTTGATAACTTTAAGGTGCTTAAGACCAATGTTACCAACAAGACCGCTTTCTAATAATGCTCCCATTTTAATTTTTATTTAAGGAAATTTATTTTTTTTGTTATTTAATTATTTTAGACATAATGTCTTTCATTCTCAAAAACTGAGGGTTTTCATAAGTCTTAGATTCTACCAAAACATTTGAAGAACCTGTTGAAATTGGTTTTTCAATTTTTTGTTCGATTGACTCATTTACCGCCACAGATTTTGAATTTAATTCATCCTTGATTACTTTATAAACTGACTTAGACTCTTTTAATGTTTCAACAGTATCAAAACGTTTCAAGATATTAATCTTTTCTTGTTTTGTAGTTGAATGTTCAGTAAATAGTCTTGTCGCGTAAGCCAAGTTTGAATTAAAAACTGCAACTTCATTTAATTTATCTCTAAAGATATTTAATGCTTTTCTGTACTCTTCATTTTTAGTTCTTAAAACATCAATTTCACTTTCAAGATTTAAATTTCTGTTGGGTGTAAAACCTTTTCTCAAACCACGTCCACTTTTAGATCCGAACGCATATGTTCTTGAAGCTTCTTTAGTTTCTTTTTTGAAAGGGTTAATTTCTTTTTTAATAGCACCATCTAAGGAACCTTCTTTAAATTCAAATTTTGCCTTACCTAATTTTGCACCAGTACCAATCTTATATTCGTGTTTACCACCCATACGACCTTTATCAAAATCAGATTTTTGGTTTGTTTTGTAATTAAAAGAAGCCTTACCCAATTTAGCACCCTTACCTACAACAGGTTTAGACTCACCCATTTCTTTACTTGTAGATTTCTTTGATGGTTTTGTCATTTTAGATTTACCCATCATGCCCATAGACATTACTGGTTTAATTTTACCCATTGGTTTTTTCATTGACTCATTCATGTAAGATTCTTCTTCTTCTTCTTCATCCATCATATCGTCGTCTTCCATTTCAATTTCGTACATAACTTCATCTTCATCATCCATCATGTCGTCATCTTCCATTTCGTTCATATATGATTCTTCATCCATCATGTCGTCGTCTTCCATTTCAATTTCGTACATAATAGCTTCTTCTTCTTCTTCATCCATCATATCATCTTCCATTTCGTTCATATATGATTCTTCTTCTTCATCATACATTTCACTGAAAAGTTTATCCATAAGATCTTCAGAATCTTCGTCAGAAAAATCAAACTCGTCTTCCATATCCATTTCATCCATTTCGTCTAATTCATCTTCTTCATTCATACGAATAAGGAATTCAGAATCATCTTCGTCATCTTTGATGTTTAAATAATCACCATCTTTAACAACTTGGATTTTATCATTGGGACCAAGTTTTTTGAAAACTGCCGCAACTTCTTCAGGACTAGCGTTAGTAAGATCCAAAGTTTCAGAATCACTCATATCCATTTCGTCTTCGTCTTCCATATCCATGTCGATTTCAACTTCATCCTCATCTTCCATTTCATCATCACTTTCGTCAGAATCCATTTCGTCTTCGTCTTCCATGTCATCCATGTCAACTTCGTCCTCTTCACCTTCGGGTTTATTTTCAGCCTCTACCATCAAAGACTCTTTTACCAATTCAGAGATTTCTTCCTTCATTGTAGAAGAAAGTATTCCTTTTGCATTTTCAGCGATGACTTCTTCCAAACCTTTAATTTGGTTCATCACATCTTCAGCTAATGACTTTTTGTCTGCCATATTAATTATAGTTTTGTATATAAATATATCCAAAAATCAAAAAATCATTATTTTACGTATAAAAACAAAAAACCCCCGACTTTCGCCGAGGGTTAACCCTAAAACAAAATCAATTAGTCTTTATCAAAAACTTCATTGATTTTACTTTCCGATACCGAAGTAATTCTCCATTCATGAGGAAACCCTTCATATTTTTTAGTTACGATAGCTTCAACATCGGTAACCGAAATTGCGCTAACCAACTTTTCTTCACGAATTTTTTTAATACGACCCGTATTTTCATCAGGTAAATCGTACTGAACTTTTGCAACAAAAAATTTTTCTTCCATAATATATAATTTACTTTCCCAAATAATGAGAAAGTTTTTTCATAAGGTCAAGTGATTTGTTCTCAAATGTTGAAGTATTTTCAGGTTGACCACTACGTTGTACTTTCATTCTGTTTTCCTCATCAAGATTTTCTTCAAAATTAAATCGATCTTCAGGTTTGGTAAATAAATAAGCACCTGGTGTTGATGGGGATGATACCAAATCAAAACAGATTAATTCAAAATCTTTTTGAACTTCATTCTGTTCTCCGACTTTTTTTAATGATCCGACACCTCTTGAGGATATACCCAATGTAACACCTTGTCTTAACAAATTTGCCGCCTGATCTCCCTTAGTAGATACAATACCTCTTTCATGAAAACCTGGTGACGTTAAAAGTTTAAGCTTACCTAAACAAACATGTCCATCCCACCATATCTCAGTAATTGCGTGTGATACACGATCAAGATCTATTAATGAAGATTCAGGGTGATTTAATTCAGATAATGCAGTTCCCTTATTGATTGCCTTTTTATAGTTTTCAACTTCTCTTTTCAATATTTGTTCAGGATATATTCTACCATTTCTGTTAGGGGTATTATATTTTTGTAAAACAGCATAAAATTCAAATGGTTTAGAATAATCTAACATATTGTTTGATTCTTCCAAAACTTTTCTGTTCATTCTATCTTGTGGGTCAATATATCCAGCATCCCACTCAACTAATATTCCTTTACCTATTTCGTTTGGTCCTAAAATTTTCATAGACATCATTTTGATATAAATATATCAATATTCCATCTGTGGATCTTTTTTTGTTAATGAAAAATTAAAGTCCTTGGAATTTAAGAAACAATCAACGTATATTGCGTCAGAAATGTCTTTAATATTATTCTTAATACTTTGTTCTCTGAAATCCATTATCTGAGTAGTGAATAATGTAATTTCCAAGTTTACAAAACTTTTCTTACCATAAGACAATCCACTTAACTTCACATCCAAATCAATAATAAATGTTTCTTTGAAAATTTTTTTATTGATAGTGTCAATAACAACCTGTTTTATGTTTCTTTCTAAGATTGTGATTTGTTTATTCCATTTTTCAAACTCTTTTTTTGGTAACAACCACGTTTGAAAATTGATGTAAATTGATTTTAATTCTTTTGAATCTACAGTGCCGTATGTAACTCTCGCATTCCTATACCCACTTAATTTAGAAGTTTTTCCCTTCTTCATTATTTAATAACATATTATAAATATTTATTTTTAAATAAATCTTAATACATAAAAGTTAAAAAGTCAAAAATGATAATTATAGACGTAACAAAATTTAAATCATTGGATAAAGCACTTAAACATTATAAGATGAAAGTGATAAAAACCAAACAAATGGATATTC